AAGTACATTTCAACATCGGAACTATTCAGGTATTGTGACATTTTATAAAAAGAATGTTTCGAGTCACAGGTATTAGCATTTACTACTTCACGTGGAAAATGTTCTTGTTGCCCTTGTAGTTGCCAATTTATATTGTCTGTAGATAAGTCAAGCAATAATTCAGGAGCAAATATTTCTTCAACTAGGAATAAATCGTTAGCAGAATCAACAGCCGTGACTTTCATTTTATTTTTTTGATTTTTTTGTGCGGTGTATATTTTCTTTTAGGAAATCCAAAAACCATGGGTTATCTCTAAATACACCAATTAACCAATTTGACAACGAGTTAGTAGTTTGTTCTTCAGATTCATCATCTTTTAATGGACCACCGGGTTGGTTTAGCGATGAATGATACACAATGGCATGCATAACTTCATGTAGCATTGTGTTAGCAAGATCGTCATTATCTAGTTCTTCGTGTATTTCAATCTTGTTCTCACGATTCAGATATTGACCATAACAATCTGTGTTGTCTTTTTTGAAAGATGCTTTCACATAATCAATGTCAATGTCTTTCCAGCCTACTTTTATCTTTGTTGGTTTGCTCATTTAATATATGTATTTAATTCATTGTAAGTGATCTGTTTACAGTTGTCAAGAGTGAAAAACTGCTGAGGCAAATCTCCTTCAACAAATGTCCAACTAATATGGGAATTTTCTTGCATAAACCCATATATCTGTTTGGCCCAGTGTGTTTGATTTACAACAGTGTTTTCATCGTCATATGCATTGGTGTTTTTGTATATGTTTATATTTGGCCCGTCTTTTGCACAATCAAATCCTATACAAATTAAATTAGTGTGTCCATCATGAATTGCAATGTGCATGGCAGTAGTTCCCGCACCCATATATGGATTGTTTGGAATTAAATTTACTGAGCCTCCTATTCTGGTCATATTCAAATGATTTGTGTACACAGTATTTTTTTCGCCGTATTCTGAATCTTTTATTTCCTGGTAAATTTTTCTATCAACTGCTACCAAATAATCAGGTTCGTAATCACGGAACAATGCATTGCAACCATAAGTGTCTTGAGGTAATTTGTATAAGTCAAAATCTATCCTCGATTCTCCATTACCAATAATGTATGCATCTTTGCTCGATACATCATTAAACACAGTGCGTGGCATCCACACACGTTCTTCGTGTTTCTTGCCTTGCCTTATTATGATGTTGGCGATTATCTCTTCGCCTTTGTATTCTGATAAAGCCATTATAAATTTTTTAAAATATTTTCTGCAGATGATTTGTCAATATTTTTTTCATCTACAAACATTGTTTTTATTTCGTTGCCTTCTACTACTGCGGCAAACCTTTTACATCGATTGCCAAGTGTATCCATGTCTTCAAGTAGTCCCATCTGTTCTGCAACTTCACCAAATGGATCAGCTGCCATTGTAATTTCAGAGCCTTCATGATTCATATAATCGTCAAATGCCATCATAACAAAAGGATCATTCACACTCATACAAATTATTTCCTGTATGCCTTTCTTGTACAATGCTCTTTCATTTTTAATAAAGCCTGGCATATGTTTTTCAGTACAGCCTGGTGTGAAAGCACCTGGGATTCCTACTAGTATAACCTTCCTGTCGCCAATGTATTGATCAATGTTATGTCCTTCAAAAAGAGGGCCTTCTTCTTCGTGTGTGGGTATAAACACTTGTCCTGTGGGCATACCGTAATGTTTGAATTCAAATAATGACATACTGTAATTTATCCTTTTCCGCGAAGCCTTATGAATCTTTTCTTGGTAACAGCTTCCCATTTACCAGATCTTGTAAGTTGCTCTTTTATAATTTTTGGCACCACTTTGCCAACATCTTTAATGTGTGACTTGCCGTCAAAGTTTTCTCTCACATACTTCATTAATGTATTTTTAGTGTGTGTGCTTGTTTCTGATATAACTTTGTCCATTAAATCTTTAACTGCTTCTAATGTATCATGCTTGTCGCCTTTGCCATCTTGAGGTCTCACCCTAGCAAATCCAAGCCACGACATTTCTTGGCCTCTTTGGCGTTGATAAAGCACACTTCTTTTGTAATACAATTTTCCGTCTAACACACAGGTTTCGGTGTGAGAAATATCTCGCCAATTTAATTTTTCTTCTTCTGTAAACACAGTGTCTGGTTCGTCTACTCTGATATAAATGTCTTCGTTCATTATTTGTAATTCTCTGTGATCAGTGGATCTAATTTTATTTCTGCAGGATTTGGTTTTCCGTGAAACACAGCAACACAACAATCTTCAGGCAATTCTCTTCGGCCAATTACATCATTGCGTGAATAACTTGGGTCTCCTTTAATCATTCCTATTTCCCATTTGTAACTCATAATCCATTCTCTAGGCCACACACAAGAATGAGGGCGTTCTGCTGTGACATAGTTTTGGTCACCTTGATACGATGACATCACCTTTTCATGATTGTCATAAAATTTATTCCACATGTTAACTTCTTGTCCTGCATTAAATTTCATTACAGATGAATTACGTGTCTTAAAATCTTTTATTCTGCATCTGTTAAAATCCTGTATAATAACAAATGCATCGCCTTCAAACTCCCAAAGGTGATCAATGTTGTTAATGATTACTACATCCAAATCCATAAACACAACTTTTCCTTCTAATCCTATATCATCTCTAAACATATGAACTTTGTTCCACCAAGTTTTATACAATGGTTTTATTATAATTTGTTTTATATTCGAATTGACATCCTTTTTATTGTCTGTGATAAGATTAAATTCTACATCAGTAGAATGTCGCGTAACCATATTGTATAGTGTGTTTACATACTCTGGACCGTATTTTATTCCAGTACACACACAGACAAATGTTTTTTTCATATGAATGACCATTGATTAGTTAAGTGGTTGGGTGATAAATGTTTTTTGATGCGACGCCATGGGATACCCTTTTCTATTTCGTCCACAAACCATTCGCAGTAACTTAATCGATTCAGCCAATGTTGTCTGTCTGGCTTTTGTAAAACATTAATATCGCCATCTAATGGGTTTCCTACTTCATAGCATAATGAACTGTCATGTACCATAACAGGAATGCCAGCCATTACTGCTTCGATACCTGGATTAGAATTATAATTTATGACACAATATGCTTCTTGTAGTCGTTCATCAAAATTAACATTGTCACCTTTTGTAAATCGAGGAAAGTCTTCTTTTACATTTGGATATTCAGTAAGCATTAATTTAATGTCTTCTTTGTGTCGCGGATGTTGTCTAACTATTATTGGTCTGTAACTTGATGCTCTTATGTGTTCGATAGTATCTCGCAACCAAACTTTAACAGGGCCGGCAGTCCATGCCTCAGACTTTGTGTTCTGCAGACAGATTATAATTGGGCCACTTTCGTCTACATTGCACCATGGCTTTAACGACAGTCCTAATTTTCTTGCCCTTGAATCGTCCACGTGATCTACATCTTGATTAGCAAAATTGGCCACACTGTTGATACCGCCTATGCCTATTCGCCATGTTTTGTTTCTTATCAATCCACCTACTTCTATTACAACTATTTTTGCTTTGTCTTTGTAATAATCATAAATTGGTTTGCGACCATACATATTCAACAGAACCGACCATATTACTACCACGTCTGCTTCAGGCCGTTTGTTATTATCACATACCACATAATCCTCACTTGCAAGTGAGCGTATGAATGCATCCATAACCGGTATGCCCGCCTTTGCGGCTGTGTCTTTGAATACTGCTATCTTCATTTCCAGTGGTCATGCTCCCATTTAACTTTTAATGATGCTTTACTGTTTTTAGCATCTTTACGATCACCTTTCAAGTGATCCATATATTCTCCCAGTTCTGAATTGACGAAAGGATGCTTTGATCCTCGATATCCTAAAAATCTTCCATCATTCAAATCATTGTCGAGATTTCTTTCAGTTGTATCTATCCTTGCCGCATCGTAAGTGAAAGAATCTGTAAAGCCTTTTAAGTTTTTCCACAAGTCTTCATCATAATATTGTTGCCAACGATTAAAAAATGCTTTTGCTTGTGGCATCTGCAAATTGAATGTTATAAATCCAGTTTCTGAAAATCCCTTTTTAGGCCTACCTAAAAATGTTGAAAATTTATCTGCCGGAGCAATATGTTCTAACCACGTCATTGGAATATCTTTGTATGTAACTGTATCAGCATCAACAAATATTAATCTGTCAGTCTTGCAACGTTTTGCCGCATCAATCATACAGAACACTTTCCACGAAAATCTCACAGCATCATATTCGAATGCTGAACGTAACGGTTTTTCCATACGTTGTTTAATATACTCGCTGTCCTTGTTGCGTTCTATAAATTTTTGCAATGCTGGTTGTGTTTCTTTAAGTGTGTAATATTCAGTGTTTACTGCTCCGAATGATTGTGCAACATCATCGGGATAGTATATTTTTTTTACTTCTTGCGGCCAGTGTTTCTCGATTGACTGTATGCATCTTCGACCATACACATCCCAGTGTTTTGAACCCCATGTTGTTGTTACTGTAAAACTACTCATTTTCTCGCCATTCAAAATCTAAATTTAAAGTTTGTCTAGTGCCAGATGGTTGCGGATATGCGCCATGTAACATATCACTTGGCATGATAATAAAAGTTCCTGGTTCAGGGTCAATATGATAAGAAAGCAAGTTTTCGTCTTCTTGCAAGACAAAATAAAATGCTCCATCGCCGTCCCATCTTCTTTTCGGCATCCGCAGATAAGCCACTGTGCTGATACGGTTAGATACATCTGTCTTGCCTTTTTGATGACTGTGCAATGTGTGATAAGAATATTCCTCCCCTTTAACAGTCCATGCCCCAACACATGCTAACTTGATATCTTTGTCAAAACGTTTCTTCCATTCCAGTTTGCACTTGTCCTTTAATGCTTGTACTAATGATTCCCATTCATTGCTATTCTTGTTAAACAGTTGCCATTGTTGTGAATTTTTGCCTTTAGTTGAACGCAAATTAGTAGACAAATCTATTGCTTTGTCTTCATCAGTAAAGTTATCAATAATAGGTAATACTTCATCTAGGCGTATTTTGCTTTTGATTATCCAATTACTCATGTGCTTTGATAAATTCATGCAAATTTTTTGCAATTAATTTATGTCCTTCTTGATTTGGATGATATTTGTTGGGTGAGATATATTTGTTATCTTGAAACTTTGTGAGTTCTAAAGTTTTGTTATTTGTTTTTGCACCAAACATCTCCACTGCACTTTGTGGTAAAAATTTTGTTTCGTCTATGCCATGATATTTCCAATCTATATTGGTCCATCCTTCTATGTAAAAATCTTTGTAGCCTCTTTGCTGGCACATTCTCTGTAGTGCTAGGATTGATATATTTGCTTTGTGATAATCTAATTCATCTGATTGCACTTCACTAAAATAAAACTTTGTTAAATGACTCTTATCACCAGTGGGTCTCAACACTTTTGGTTTATTATCTTCGAAGTACAAATATCTTGCAGGATTGGTTATAAAAAATACACAAATACAATTATCTAATTTTCGAGTTTTAATAAATTTGTCTAATTGTAATACTAACGAATCAATAGTACTGCCTTGTTCTGCACAATTAATAAAATTTGCAGTATCTAAACTTTCATGCAGTATATCGCCAAATGCAAATTCGTGTGTTGCAAGTTCTGTGCCTACTGGCCAACTGTCACCAAATACTACTAAATTCATTTTTTTAAATCCGATACAGACCAACCTTTGTCTGTAATTACATTTATACCCCTTGCTCTTTTTTGTGAAGTATCTTTGAGAACATCATTTACAACTACTCTGCATCCCTGTGACACACCCAAAATAAGTTGATCATAAGGTACCATATGTGTAGCTAGTTGTTGTTCTGTAAATCTGCGTGATGATTCTTTTCTAGCAGACACTAGTATAATTGTATCGCCACGCATGTCTAGTTCGTCTAACGCATCACGGACTCCTGGTAACAATTCAGCATCTTCAAGATCAGAGTATCTATGTTTGTGTTTAAAAATTGTGCCGTCGAGATCGATGAAGTAAGTTGCATGTTTATCTGTTTGATATTCTAACAGCATATTTGTATACAAAAATAAGTCTTCAGGAGTACCAAGAGGTTTGTATGTATCAATCTCTTTTATCAGAACCTTTTTATCATCTTGGATAGCTTGATTAAACACTGGACAAACATAAAACTCGTTGTTAGTGCGGATATTTTTTTCAATCATTTGCTCTGCATACTTTACATAATCAGACCCTTTTTTCCAATAATACACTCCTACAGTTGCATCGTTTGAGATTACTGTTTTTTCGTCTGTTTCTGTGACAAATCCTTCTGCATTAACTTTTGCGTAACTGTGTTTGGGGTTGTTACTTTTGAAAGTCAACATGCCAGCATCTGCACCACTCCAATATGATATTGTGTCAGCACTGTCCCATTCAATCCACTGATCTGAATTTGAAATTACTAAAGGTTGATTGTTGTTAATAAAATCTTTTGCTAACAAAGTAGTGCATGCCGCACCCTCTGTCATGCCGTCAACTTGAACTATGTTACAATCGGGTGTAAGAACATTCAGAAGATCATGAAGATTATACTGCTCATAGTGTTCTTTCTGTACCACATATGTGTAATTGGCATCTATGTCAAGAGTTTCAACAGCAATTTGAATCATAGGCTTACCTCTAACATCAATCATAGGCTTAGGTAGAGGGTAACCAACTTCAGCAAATCTACTGCCGGAACCAGCCATTGGTATTAATACGTTAATTTTTTTCATTTGCTCTCCAAATATTTAAATGGATAATTTGTACACACTCCTAAAACGCCTTCTGGAATTAGGTTATTTGGTTCCCAACCTAGTTCTGGCAGAACACAATATCCACCAGCAATAGTTTTACCTGGATAGCACCACATATCGCCACGTGATGTTAACACAACTGTTTCCTCTGTGTGATAGAATACACGTTTATCTAATGATAACATTTCTTTTAGTGCTTCTGTATTTTTTGCATGAAACCAAGCACGTTTATCTTCCAACAGCCAGTCTGGCAAAATATCAGTTGGAGCATCATGACCTAAAAAGAACAATCCGTCGACATACCATACATCTACCTCAACATCAAATCCTGCTTCCAGAGCCTTTTTAATTGTGCCTGGACGATTTTCTAACTGTTCGTCTTTTCCGTTTAGTAATCCGCGATGTGCTATTATTTTCATTGCATTGCCTTCTGTAATCTTTTTACATCGTCCGGAAAAAAACATTGTTTTGTTTTTTGGTATAACCATTCATCTCTTAATTGTACTGTTGATGTTCTTATTCTTTTTGCTGTCGAGTCTTGTGTAATTTTTTTTACTTTGATCATAACATCTTCTAAAAATATATATCTATCAACTGCCACGGCAAGATCTTTTGTGTAAGAATCTAAACACCAATGATGAAACTGTGGTGGCCAAAAATAGCCTAGTGCATCACGCCATTGTCTTGCAATAGTTGGGTGTGGGCATGTTTGATGTTCTAGTCCATGCTTTTTACCTGTGGCTGTGCCAATTGCAAATATGCCATCTGGATGTCGTAACAGTTGATCTAAAAATATAAGATCCCATGCAGGCGTAATAAACTCTACATCGTCGCCGACCATTTTGTACATTTTACTGTGTTCGCTTTCTGCCAACACGTTCCAACTCATCACTGTGCTTCTGTCTGGACCTATGTCCACATCACGCAAGTTGTGTTTTTTGTATTGATCTAAAGTTGGGTCATCATCATTGAGATAAAATTTTACTTTAATTTTGTCAGGCCACTTGGCCGTGTCATATGCAGATTGTTCCATTCTTTTTGCAAGATCGGGACGTCCTCTGCTTGGGCAACATATGGTTATATTAGTTTCTTTGTCCATGTGGTTGGCGTATGCTCGTTATCAATTTCTATAGGCAAAGAATAGTTAAATTTTCTTATGCCTCTAGTTCTAATGTATTGTAACGTATTTTGTATGCCTTCTGCAATAGAAACTTTGGTTTCGTAATTAAAGTATTTTCTAATCTTGTCAGACGAGCAAGTTGCATACTTCACTTCTTTGGGTCTACCCGGCATATATTCATGCTCACCATTGTAACCAGTTGCATTGGCTGTAAAGTTAGCAAGTTCATTAATGGTAACATAATCTTCATCTGGGCCTATGTTGAATATTTCTCCCACAGCAGAATTATCAAAACACACTTTGTCAAATACTTGCAACGTATCATCTATGTATGAGAAGCATCTTTTTTGTTCACCATCACCATATATTATGCAAGGCTTACCTTGTAAGTTTCTGTGTAAGAATATTGATACTACATTTCTAAAAGGATCATCGTACACTTGATTAGGCCCGTAGATATTATGTGGCACAACAATCGTCCAGTCAATACCATTCACATCACACAGACATTTTACTGTGTCCTCAGCGGCCACTTTGGCAATGCCATATGGATCTTCTGGTGCTGGCGTCATATCTTCTGTAAACGGTGGTTCTTGCTGGCCGTATCGCGCCATGGAACTTAGGTATACAAAACGTGTGATCTTGTGCTTAATCGACGCTGATAACACGTTTACGGTAGCATCAAATGTGTTTCTTGTTACAAGCACCGGCGATACAACGCTCAATCCTTCGTATGCTGTGCAGGCCGCATGAATTACCAATTCAAATTTTTCTTTAGCAAACAGTTGATCGAGTGCTGATTGATCACAACAATCTATTCTTAGTGTTTGAACTTCTGTGAGATTGTCGTCATATCCACCAACACCGTTGTCAATACCAATTACTGTGTGGCCTTGATTATGATATCTCTTAGCAAGATGCGAACCTACAAAACCTAATGATCCTGTAACTAATATCTTCATTCATATACCCCAATTGATCCAACTTTGTGTTTTGGGGGTCCTAATATTTCTTCGACCGCTTTTTGTACGCCTGTGTTTCTATGGAAAAAATCGTGGAACACAATTTTACCTTCTGACAATATATGCACATTCTTTGTTAACAATTTCATCCATTCATACGTATGATTTGCATCAATAAAAATTAGATCGTAAAATTCAGGTAAAGGCTTTTGGTTCAATTCCATCACATAATTGATTGCATCAGCAGTGACATAATTTATATTGATGTCTACTTTTATATTTTGTTTTGTTTGTAAAATGTTTTCTTCGAACACATCCAAAGTTGTGATTGAACCTTTGTTGCCTGCGTCGTATTTTGCTTGAGCCATTATACTTGTAGACAGGCCGTGGTAACAACCAAGTTCTAGTATAGTGGACGATTGATATGCACACTCATACAAATAATGTGCTTCTATAGGTTGCAACCAACCTTTTATATCTGATTTAATTACACCATTTTCGGTTGGCAGGTGTAATAGGCTGTCATGATATTCATTTAACATAGATACAGTCTCTAGTAACTTTCACTGCTCTTTGATATCCAAGTTCAACTAACAAGTCGTGACTGTCGTTTTTGGTGTAACCATATGCTTCTGAATTAAGCACACATCTTTCTATTATTATGACAGGCGAACAACGTTCTAGTGTTTTCCTTGCTCCGTTAAGTACAGGGATTTCAAGTCCCTCTACATCTATCTTTAACACATCAATTACATCATAGTTGTGTTCGTCCATTGTTTTTAAAACAATATCGCCTTCTTCGCCAGGCCATACTCTTGTAGAGCCTAGATGTTCCTCTATTGCAACTGCAAGTTTACCTTTGCCTGGTTTGTCTGCAAGTCCATAATCATTAAGAGTAATATTTGTTTTGTCTTTGGTGTTTATTTTAAAACATTCTATATTGTAATCAGCAGGCTCAAACGCAGTGACTTGATCAAAAATATCAGCATAATAATTTGCCCATCTTCCAACGTTCCCGCCAACGTCTATCATGTGTGTTCTTCCGTTTGTGCGTTTCAATACTTCTTCATGTATTTTGTTGTCGTGCTCTTTTACATTGCCGCCAACATGATGTACCGGGTCGTCTCCGTCCGGAATATAATAACCGTCCTCTAGAAGTTTCATCTCAATTTTGTTTCCATTACGTTTACTTTTGGCTCCCAGCCTAAAGATCGTAATCTACTTGATGGTAAAACATTAGATTCTAATTCAAAATCTTCGCCATCTGTTACTGGCACATCAAATCCATTTTTTGCCACAAGTTGATCGACCTTAAATGCAATACCGCATCCACATTCAAAAACACCCTGTTCATCCGGATTATCGATTATGGTTTGTATGGCACTTACAACATCGGCAACATTAATAAAATCGCGAGTATGTGTTGTTGCATATTTTACTATGCCCAATTTGATTTTTGATATCAACATTGTATCTCTTGCACCATCTCCCCATACAGTCGAAAAACGTAATCCTACTGAATTTTTCGGAGCCATAAATTCATCAACATATTTTGAGAGTGCATATGGATTTCGGTGCCATTCTAGACAAGCAGAAGAAGAAGCATATATCACTCTAATATTATTGTCTTGGCATTGTTCAAAAACTGTTCTGCATTTGACAACATTTTCATCCCAATATAAATCAGGATTTGTAAAACTTTCTCTAATGTCTGCCTTGGCCGCTAAGTGAATACACAAATCTGATTTAGGGTCTATTGTAAAATTCACTATGTCTTTGTTGATTAACAAATCCCAACAGTCCACCGTATGTCCATTTGCTTCTAAATGATTACGCAGATGTGTACCAATAAAACCATGTGAACCTGTAAGTGTGATGTGCATACGTCTATATATAGAAGTTTCTGTTAGATGTTAAGGATTCTTGATTGTTTACTTTTACTGCTCTTGGTGTAACAACTTGAATTTCACAATACAAATCTTTGACAAACATGTCAGCGGCCGTTAATCCTTCTTCATATGCTCCACGTATCAAACGTTTTGCAGTTTCAGGTTTGACCACATATCCATATGTGCCTTGCAGTTGTTGTTGTCCTTTGCGATAGTGTTCTAATTTTTCAACAGCAGGTGTTTTGCCTAAATCAGGATCTGGTTCCACAAATCTGTGTTTGTCTAAATGCAATAATTTATCAAAAGGAGTTTTGTATGAGTCTGACACCACAATAGAATCATGTTCTAGAATCACGACTGTTTCATCCAGTGCAACACATTTTTTCCACATTTCTAAATGTGAAATCATACATCCACGCACTCCGCCTTTCTTCCATTTTATGTCATACAGTTTTGGTCCTGGAGAATATGGCTTAAGATTTTCACGTTGAATATATTCATCTGCACGTGATGGTGTATAACCTTCAAACATTTCAGCATCCAGTCCGTGTGCTTTGGCACTTATCATGGCTTCGATAGCAGGTTGGTGTGTGCTTTCTACTTCTTTAAGAAATAATACAAATGCTTTCATGCTATTTTTCCTGCCGCCTGTAAAAATTCATTACGGGAAAAAAATTGTATGTTTCGACCCCATTCTTTACACGCCAACAATTCATGGTTCCATACATTTTCCCATTTGGCCAAATCAGCACGTTCAAATGCATGTATTTGTCCAAACACTATTATAGTATCATTTGAAATTTTGTCATCTAATGCATTCAAAATTTGTTTAGCTGATCTATAGTAATTTGAATCTATATGTAAAAAACTTATTGGTTTGTTGTGTTGTGCCTTAAACTGTGGCAATGTATCTTCAAACAAACCACTCCAAAATATTTGTGTGTCATCTGATTCAGGTATTGTCTTTGCGGCAAGATGCGGTCCGGTTTTTTCTGGTTCTACTAGTCTTGCTAGTTGTAGTGGCCATGGCAGTCCGGTCCATGAATCAAATCCATGCACTAATTCTGCATATTCTTTGATCACGTTAAACGTTCTTCTATCTCTAACACCAAACTCTAAAAATAAATTTTTTGTTGTTACTTGTTCTAGTGCATATCTTAAATGTTGCACAACATCTTTGTTGGGAAAAATTTTAATATTGTTTGTGCTGTGATCTGCAAACCAAGTGTCTGCATCATTTTTTGATAATGGACCCATGTACTCTTACCCTTATATGGCCGTTGTAGTAATCATCTGATTCAAGTACGCCTCTAGCAAACTGCTCTTTGGCCTCTAAATAATTGCACTCACCTTTTGACCTGCAAAAATATAATATTTCTCTTTTGAATTTTTCTTTGCCTAGTTTGTTTACATCTTCTGTTAGCAAATCACTTGATCCATAATAATCTTGCCAGTCACTTTCTACTGTGTGTCTGCGTTTATTTTTCCTGCCTTTGAGAGGCGGTCTTGATCTTTTAAATTTTGCCAGTTTTTTTCCCACATACATTCTACCTGTTTTGGTGTTAGTAATGAGATACACAAACCCAACACATTCTTCTGGTAATGTATCTAGTGGCTTGCCTTGATATGTCCAATTGACTTTTGTCATGCTTTATTTTATTATATACTATATGCATGATGCCACACAACCAGTAATCGATAGTATTCTCCAGTGGATGGAAAAGTTCGTAGAAGTACCACATCCATCATTTGGTAACATGCCTCCATGTCCTTATGCACGGCAATACAGGGTGCAAGACAAGATTAAAATTGTTGAAACACCGTTGGTGCCTAAGTGGGGTGCTCCACAAGATATATGGGTAACTGCTGAACAGGTATATGAAACATGGAACGATGACTTTGAAGCCATCATTGTGGCACGTGAAAACGTGGCCCGTCGATATAATAGTGCAGAAATGGTATCGGCTCAAATAAAAGAATTAAATGACAAATACAAATCAAAAGATTTAGTGGCCCTGGAAGATCATCCAATGGATCCCGAAGAGATTGACGGCGTACAAATGAACCATGGCGGTTTAATTCTTGTTGTGATACAACGTTTGAGCAAGATAAACAAACACTCGGAGATGCTCAAAGGTGGAGAATACTACGACAAATGGTCGAAACAAAATTTAGATGATGTTGTCAATTGGCGTTTTGATGATTAAGTTTTCATCCATATCTATCGCCCGATTATAAGCATCCGCATCTTTTTGCCATGCTTCTCCGTCCCACCACTCGAAACCATGCAATGTGCTTTTCCATCGACATGATTTGTCATAACTTGCACCTAGATAAAAATATAATTTTTCTTGGTTATGAGCTTGTTGCATTTCATACCATAAACTGTATTTTCCTAATTGCAGTTTAGGTGTAACATAATCCCATGCCATTTGCCAGTTGTCTAAACTTAATCCATACATTGTCCATATGGAAAATCCCACAATATTGTTTTGATGAGAATACAAATATACAACATCTGTGTCGGATATATCTTCTATTGGATTAGGTTCCAACAGTGTATAGCCGTGATGATCTAGATATTTTTGGTATATTTTAGCCAACGTTGGCATGATGTCTTTGGCTTCTGCACCAGAAATGCATTTTATATCAACAGTGTCTGAAGTTTTTGGTTGTGTGCTGTGTTTACAGAACTGTTCAATATCTATTCTTACAGTTCTTAGTTGTTGCCATACATTGTCTGAAATTTCTGCCCATCCACAAGCAAGTGCATATTCTTCTTCATGTTTTTCAAATTCGGCAAAGACTTTCACAAACTGAATATCTTGTCTGTCTAACTTTCCAAATTGATGTTTATACCATGTACGCATATGTAAGTATTTTATATGGATATCTATCATATTTTTGCGGATCATCATACGGATGTGGACGGCTACGAATTTGCTGAAAAAATGCGTAAGTTTTTGGATGGCATGGTTGAACTTGGTAATATGCAATCTTACAGATTAACCAGAGCCAAATTAGGTTTTAGATCAATGGATCTGCCCGAGTTTCATATCATGATGGAATTTAAAAACATGCAACAACTAGACGATGCAATGACATCTGTATTACGCAATGAAAAACACATCGACGACAAACATGTTAATTTTAATCAATTGGTTGATACGGAAACAATTCAACACTTTCTTTACAGAGATTTTCCTGACGAAATATAATTTTCTGGACTGCCTTTACGTTTTAGGTCGGCACTGTGGCAATGCAATCCTCCGTCCCAAAAATATCTATGTCTAAAAGGAACGATGATTGGTTCTATGTTATGCTTTTTTAACCATGCAAAAAGATCTTTATCATATGTCATCACACATGCAGTTGATTCATTAATCATCACTATGTTGGTCTCGAACACTGTTTCATCTACTTGCCCTAGCCATTCGGATAACCATTGATTTATAAAATTACATAAATGCTGGTTGCCTTCTTCGCCAGCCATGTAGTATTTTCCTAGTGTGTGTCTTTTTGCTGTTTGAAACTTTCTGATAGTGTTCACTGTTTCAGGCAGATAATACACATCCCAATTGGGGAAATGCTCATCATGTACACGTACATCATCACGTGATATTATTACTCCTGGTTTGCACAAAGCAAAATTGCCATCTGTGTGCCCACCTATATCAAGTGTGTGTAATTTGCATCCTGGCAAATAGACATTCATCCATTGTGTAAGTTTTTCAACTATGTGTTCGACGCTTCCTGACTTTTTGTCAAAACCCATTATGTCAACAAACAAGTCATTACCAACTATGGTCCAACAAGGTGGGTGTATCTCTGGAAATTTACTCCTTAATAAATTGGCCCATGAGGCTTTTTTATTCATCTCAATATTGATAATTTTTGAATATCGTTCAGCATCTTTGACATCTTGAACAACTAGACTGTTACCTAGTACAGCAAGAAAGTTTCTTGGTTGTAGTGTTTTGATGTTGTGATAAAAAGCAGGTTTGTTTGGCCACAATCTTGCTTCTGAGTTAGTGGCCTCTCTAAGCACATCTACTCCGTTAGCAGATAACACACTGGCAAAATTATCTAGATCCTCTTGTGTCTCATACAATACTTGTGTAAGTTTTTCTTTAATAGATTGATCTTGAACATGTTCGAAATACTGCAAAGGCACACAAGAACCAATCATCATAGTTTCAAGCGGATCCCAACTGTTCCATACATTATATTCAATTTTTTTAGACATAATTTTGCTGTTCACCTGTACGTACCAAATCTAGACTGCAACAATGCAATCCACCATCCCAAAAGTATCTGTGTCGCATAGGCACAATAATTGGTTCTATGTGGTGTTTTTTGAAATAATCAAACACTTGCTTATTGTAGTTGTTCACACAGGCCGTATTTTCGTTGATCATAAGGATGTTTACATCAAACACAGTTTCTTCTGCATAGCCTACCCATTCATTCAACCATAAATTTATGAACTCCAACAACGGTTTGTTGTTTTCTTCTCCAGGTAACCAGTACTTGCCTTGTGTGTATTCTTTTGCTTTTTGAAAATCGGCCATGATATGGAAACTTTGTTCGGGCAAGTGTAACACGTCCCAATTGGGGAATGTCTTGTCGTAGTATCCAGGATCTTCAATTGATATTATTACTCCAGGCTTGCAAGTATGAAACACTCCGTCCGAGTGTCCATATGTTTTAATAGTGCGTACTTCAGTATTTGGTAGATGTTTGTCGGCCCAATCTTGTAATCTTTTTCTAGTCTTTTTTATACTGGTTGGTTGATAACTGATATCCACATAAAGTTTATCTCCCACCAAAGTCCAACATGGTGGTTCAATCTTCATTCTTGTAATTTTATTAAAGTCTTTCCATGCATCATTTTTTGGCATATCAACATTAGGAAATAAAAGTGGATACTCGGGTGTATTCAATAGATTGTTGCCGAGGACTATGCCGTTGTCTCGCGGCTGATGAGTAATGCACGGACTTACATTTGTTTTAGGCCACATCCTTTTGTTTGTGTCTATCTCCGGTCGATACACTGACACATTATGTTGCTCCAACACTGATGCAAAATTATCTAGGTCTTCTTGTGTTTCTATTAACAGTTGAGTAAGTTTTTCACGTATTTCAATATCTTTAACGTTTTCAAAAAAACGTTTATTTTCGCATGAACCTATCATGGCTACTTCTAGTGGATCCCACTTGTTCCATACGTTATATTCAATTTGATCGGCCATTGTAAATTATATGTGTATATATGAGTGCTAGGCAACAAGGCAACTCAAAAAATTTTTAGGCAACATAACGTCTCGGAACACAGCGAACTACTCTGTAACAACAGCGGCGAATCGCTTGACGTCTATTAGTCGATACCCCGATGGAGTCAAAGCCAACTGAGAGACTCCTTAAAAATCACGTGTGTATGGTAAGCGGAAAGAGCCAAACGGGTGACAACACTGGCGAGTGATTGATGTGACTCACATCAGAAACATAAGTCAACGTAGAAGTTGGCTTATGACTGAAGGATCTACATCAGGAAACGGCATTATAAGGCTCGAGTGCAAACGAAGAGCGATTGACGAAGTCAATCTTTACTTGTTGTCCACTTTGTGAGCATCATAATCATGCATGAAATCATTCAACGTTATGTCGGCACGTCTTAGATCAGTGTGTTTTTCAAAGAAGTCAAACAGCAAATTAGCACACTCTTTGGGAGAATGTGTCATCAGCATCTTCTGTAGCACATAGTTGGTTTTATTTCTGCGTTGATCGGTGTTCAACACTGCATGTTTGGAAGTAGGAGCAAAGTCGTTCTTCATAGTAGTAGCTATATTGATTTCAATGTGAATTATACTGTAAGTTTATACGTCACCTAGATCAGGAATTTTAGCACCTTTTTCGTCACGTGCAAACGCACTGCGATCTCTTGCTCTTTGTCCTACCTCGGTATCTTTAGAATCTGCCTTTGCCGCTTTTCTTTCAGCCTTTGCTATAGATGTGAATATGTTCCGAATCTCTTGTCCATTGAATTTGCCATCATCACCTACAAGTTTAGCACTGTCGATGTTAATATTATCTCTAGGATTTTTCTTTTTCCTGGCATCCACAAACGTAGTGAATATTTCTACTCCGGTCATGTCACCTTGTTTTTGGGTGGCATACTTGTTGAATGCATTCCGCATATTGTCTACTTCTTGTCCTATTTTACCAAGTGGAATTGGCCCTTTCAACGCATCAGCGGCTCGTCCTATATCGGCAGCTGCCGACTGTGCCGCACCGGCAATTTTCGGATCAAATTCAAATAGGTCAGTTAGCTTCATATTAATATTTATAGCAATGGTAAATTAGTCTTCTTGACAGTTTCAATATTTTCCTTTACTACCTCAGCCATGTGTGTTCGATCATTAGGTGATAGCATGAAGGCAGAATCATATTCTAAACCGCCTCTCATATACCAACACAGTTTTACAAGTTCATGTTTGATATTACTGACTGTGTTGTCTAGCTCTTTGAAATAATCTATCATTTCAGACGGCGAGAGGGTCAGGATTTTGATACGAAAAAATTGGAATTATCCATAGATACAGGCACATCAAATTTTTCAGGAGCACCTTTTTCTTGTTGTTCTTTGGTGGTGGATACTGGAATCGGCTTTAGTTTGCCTAATTGGGTCTGAGCCTGTAATTTGTCTTTTATAAGATTTGCCTGCTTTGAATCCATATTGTCAACAAATTCATTTATGTATACTCTGTCGGTGACTTTTTGTCCATCTGCTGTGATTTCCAATATTGACTCTTGCATGTTGGCCACAGTGATGTTTGTCATACTCATGAACATTTCGGAAAATTTTGATTGTTTATCAGCAGGATTTAGATCTGAATCAACTACCTGTGTTATCAATCGCTGTTGTTCATATGTCTTTAATTGCAAATTTGTAAGTTGTCTATAACTCATTGGTTTAATTTTAAATGAAACAGGACCAGCTGGTACATATCCATCAAAAGGTCTTTTATCCATTTGGTCACTAGCAATTCGTAAGTCCACAGATACTGTTGTCTGTTCGTCGATGTCAGGAATAGCAGTAGTAACTTCCATTTGCTCACCATATGTAGCAATGCGGATAGCAATCATTATTGTGTCGATATCTAACACAGGCATCATCCATGGATCTTTAATGCCAGGCACACATGATCTAATTACGGACACTGTAGAATCTCCATTCATTAAGGCATCTGGAGTACTCATCATCATTTCATCTTTAGCAGTCATTGGATATACAGCTAATTCTTTTTCATTGTCGAACTGCAATGCCCCAGATGGATAATACTCCCCGTCTGAGGGCAAATTAGTATAAAGTGCAATCTGTCTAAAATATTTAGAAAGTTTTT